CGCGAATTCGTCCCGGTCGCCCTCGTCATGCGCGTCACGCGCCGCCGTCTCGCAGCGGCCGAAAAACTCGCAGGTCTCCAGCGCCGCGCGGGCGCTGTCGATCCGCGTCACGCGCTGGCCCGGGTTTAGGCGCGCGATTTTCGGGAAGGGGATGATTTGGCCGGGCATGGCCGTCACTCCCCCCAAATCGCGAAGCCGGCCGCCATGACGGCGCAGCCAAGGAAGAGCGGAATCATCGGGATTAGATTTTGCATCTTGGCCTCACGCGGCGAGTTTGAGTTGGTGGGCGTGCTTGGCGACGCGCCAAGCGATCTTCATGGCCTCCGACCATGACACCGGGCGGCCGAACGCCTTGCGCTGCCGGTATTCGCGCCGCGCGCGGAGCATGATCGCGCGGCGGTTGTAGCGGGCGGGGCGCGAGGCGGGTTTTCGCCGCGGGGCGCTCATGGCCTGTCTTCCCGGTCGCCGCGCGCCGCATATGCGTCCCTGGCGCGGCGGACGCAGCGACGATTGACCTCGCGCACGTATTCGGCGTCGTCGAAATCCCATTGGGATTTTTGGCGGAGGATGTCGGCGCCGACCGCGAAGGCTCGGGCGATGAACACGCCGAACAATCCGACGGCGGCGGCGACCAGCACGGCCGCGACAGTGATCCAAACCACGTCGTAATCGGGCGGGATGATCGCCACGGCGAGCGAGGCGTTGTGCGCCGCCGCCGGGGTCGCGGCTGACATGGCGGGGAGCGCGGCGAGCGCGAGGCGGCGCTCGCTGGCGGCGCGAAGGATCGCGTCGCGGCCGAGCCGCGCCACGTCGCCGGCGGGAAAGCGCAGCCGATGCAGCGCGAGAAGGGCCTCGGCCTCGCCCCGGCGCATCGCGGGGTCGGGGAGCAGCGCCGCCATCAAGGTGATTTGCGCGGCGTCGTCGGTGGAATCGTCGTCGTCGGAAAGTTCGTGATTGGGGAGGGATGGGGCGTGCATCGCGGGGTCTCGTCGGGTGAAGTGACGAAGCCCAGTGTTGCGCATTAGGAAACTAGCGTCAATAAGATTGTTTCTTGATAAGCAACTTTGTCGGCAGTTCAAGCTAATTATGGTTTATGAACGAAAAAGCGCCGGGCGGATGGGCCGCGCCGGCGCTATGAAGAGGCTTGGATAATGAAAGATTGGGTAGTGGGTCAGACCCACTACCAAAGATTGGGTAGTGTCTCAGTTTGAAATTTGGTCCCCTTGACGCGGGCTCGCGCCGCACTCATTCCGTGGTATGCTTAGCGGAAAGCAGGAGGGCGGAATGACCACGCTAGACGAACAAGCCGCCGCGATTGTGAAGGGTTTTGAGCAAGAGCGCGACGACACTCTTGCCGACTCGCCTGAATTGCAGCGCCTCGTAGATTTGACCTCTTTGGAGCGCCAGATATTGGCACATGCCGCCATTAGGGCGCTTCGCGCGTCCGGCTACGAAATCGTTCGGAGTAAGAATGCCAACCGGACCTAAAGGCGAGAAACGCCCCGCCGACGTGATCGGCAGCCTTCGCCAAATGTTCTTCAATTTTCTCCGCGGCGCGAGCCATAGTCCCGAGTTGCGCGGCAAGGAGTGGTCTCGGACCGCGACGTGATGAACTTGATATTTAACGCGGTAGGAACACTTTACGCCCGCATGTTTGGCGAACATTCGCGGATGCGGCGATCGCCTCCGCCGCGCAAATCCCCTATTTGCCGCGCAGTTTGGCCAACAAGCGGTTGCCGATGAGATCGGAATCATTTCCAGGCGCGCTCGGCTCATTTATGTCGAGAACAGGGCGAGCGACTTCGCGTCTTGAAACGCGGGCGTTCCTAACGATTAGATCGCCATGTGAAATTACCGCGAGAGCGGCTGAAATACACGCTAGCGCGATTGGCCTTGCATAGAGGGCGGTCGCATAAGCGGACGTCCCCATGCCAATCATACCGTCTTTGGCTGATGTAAGTTGCCACTGTAATTCGGCATAAATAAACGAGATCACAGCTAATGTTAAAAATACGACGGAGAAAAATCGAGACGCTTTCCATCCGCTTGGCTTTATCTCAAATTCTTCCGTTTCGCATTCTGAACGACGCTCGTTGCCAGTTGTCATCTAGTATCCCCTATCTATGCGCGGCGCACGGGGTCATTTTCCGGCGACCGTCGCGGGCCGAGAGCCGGCGAGCCTTTGGCGTTCCCGCGCGGTCGCGGCAAAGGAATCCAGCATTGCTTGGGCTTGGTCAGCCGGCGCCATGACATAACCCTTGCTGGCCATGCAGCCCTCGAAAACGCCTACCGCCGCTTGCCCTCTGCGATTTTCCTCGATGGAATGCGCTATGATTCCGCCATAATAGTTAGTTCCGGCGGAAAGATCGGCTTTTTGCGCGTCGCCGCCGCAGACCGTCTTATCGATAAGAACCTGTTGTTCCAAAGCGGCGTTGCCGGTGACATGCTGCCCGTCGGTGCGTATCAAAACTCTAGGCGGAGGCGGTGAGGCGCAAGAGGAAAGACCAAGGACCGTGCACGCCAAGGCGAGCATTCTCTTTTTCATAAACACTTCCCTTCAAACAATCAGCGCTTTGGCGCGCGAGGTTTCTTAGGCTTTGTGGGGATCGACTTTTCTTTGTGGGTTTCCTCTTCCCGAGGGAAGGAGGCGCGGAGGGCAGTCACCATTCTTTGCAGCTCTTCTTCGCTTCGATTGCGAAAAAAATGAGAAAGCCAATCGTCTTCTGGATGGCGGAATAGAACGGGCGGGTCGACGTGGAGAAAAGTAGCCAGCAGCAAGAGGTTATCTTCAGACGGTAGCTCGCCGGAGCACCACTTCGAGACGGTTCCCTTATTGACACCCAAGTCCCTTACGACGTCCGCCTGCGAGAGGCGGCGATGGTCAATCCACTCCTTTATGAAATGGATTCGTATCGGCGTTTTATCCGCATGAATTCTCGATATTTTCGCCATGTTACGTATGATAGGAAACACGGAACGCCTCGTCGTTAAGCCATAAGGAAACTTTTCGCTTGACGCATGTTGCTTATTAGGCAACCATATAGGCCATGGAACATCCGCTTCGCACCTATCGGAAGAAGGCCGGCATCTCGCTTGAACAGCTTGGTTTAACTGTGGGCGTGACTAAGGGCTTCCTCAGTAAAATAGAGTCAGGACATCAAGCTCCCTCCCTGAAGCTCGCGGTTAAAATCAGCGAGGCGACTCGAGGTGTGGTCTGTCCGGCCGATCTCTTGGCGGCTGGAACGACGGACTCGGATGAGTGCGCCGCCGCGCTGTCGCTGTCCCCTTCCAATCACAAGGCCGCCTCATGATCGGCGCCTCCCCCTTTCGCGCCGCTTTTGGCGCAACACCTCTTCGCGCGGATGGGCCGCGCGAGGTTCGCAGTGAGGTTGCCTCGCTTCGTAGCCCTCCTTGGGCGTTTCCTCCCTTCACTTCCCCGCGCGGCGCCCGTCGCGCGGGGCTTTTCAATTTGTTCCTTATTCCGGGGTCGACATCATGACCGCCCATCCCGCCCGCGCCGCCGGTTGTTCGGCGGCGGAGATTCGCGTGTTCGAGCGGATCGCGCTGGGCGACACCGGCGGGCATGACGCCGGCCTGATCGCCAGCCTCGAAATCTCCGGACTCGTGACGAAGCAACGGCGCGAGGGCTCTGGCATGCTCGGCGGCTATTCCTGGTTCGAGCCCGTTCTGACGCTCCGCGCCCGCGCGGGTTACGACGCTTATTTGGCTAACCCGCGTTCGCCATAACGAACGCGGCTTCACCCGCGCCGCCCGGCGCGCAAATGGTTCGCGCTCGCTCGACACGGCGCGAAACTGGCGGCTTTCCCGAGCCGCCTCAGTGAGTGGCGAGTAAGAGTGAGTGACGAATAAGAGTGAGTGACGAGTAAAAGCGTAATCGTTGCGTGGCGTTGCTTTGCGTTGGCCGCTCCGTCCAGTCCCGCTGGCGGAGCGGCTAAGTATTTCCTCCCGACGCCCGCAATATCCTTTGTTGGAGTCATCGGAAATGTCGAAAGTTTTGGACAATGGCGCGGCGCGCCAGATCGTCGACGCGCATCAAACGCAGGCCGAACGCCTTGCTTTCATCGAGCGGTCGTTCGCGCGGCGGCGGAACATCAAGGTCGAATATGCGCGCGAGCCGGTGGCGCGCGCGCTGGGGGTTTCGCAGGGGACGATCGAACGGATTCGCGGCAAGCGGCGCAAGACGGTCGATCACGAGATTTACCAGCGCGTGGCGCGGCTGTTCGTCGAATGCGTCAATGAGGAAATCGCCGCGCTCGAACACATGCGCGACCTCGCGCGCTATCGCGGCGAGCCGCCGCACGAAACGCATGTTTGTGAAATCGAGACGTATCTCTCGATCGTTCGAAGATTGTTGGAGGAGATGTGAGCCGCAAGACCGAGGAACGCGCGCGCGGCGACGGCGATTTCGTCGAGGCCGCGCATGTCGCGCAAATGTTCAAGGACATCGCCCGCGGCTCGCGAAATTGGGCCGTGCTGCCGTCGTTCGCGCGCGAGGCGCTGGACGGGTTGTTCGTCGCGCTGGCGCGCGTGCTTACCGGAGATTGGCGGCGCGACGATCATCTCGACGATTGCGCGATATCGGTCGATCGGATTCGCAAACTCCAGAGAAAGAAACCATGACGCTGATTCCGCGTGACGAGGGCGAGCGCGCTTATGCGCTCGCGCATGAGATGGCGCTGAAACTTTCGACCCGGCGGCAGGCGCGCGCGGTGGAAATTTCTCGCGCGCGGCACCTCGCCTATGGCGTGTTGCGGCGGCTTTATCCGGCCGTCGCCGCCGCCGATGTGGCGCGCGCGGTCGGCTATGAGGAATGCGAGGTCGACCGCGCCGCGTCGCGCTATGTCGCGATGCGATGCCAACAGCGCAAGGCGGCGAGCGAGCTGCGCGACAATTGGCATGACCACGATCTCGAGACCGCGTTGATACGCCGGCTTGCCGGCCTCGCGCCATGCGAGTCGCGTGGCCGCGTCGAGGCGCCGTCTCGGCCCGCGCCGCGCCCTTCTTTCATGGTTCAGCGCGGCTTCGGCGGGCGGCGCGTCGTGGTCGAGATTTTCGAACGCCCGCGCGTGCCGGCGGTTTCGGGGATGCGCGAATGAGCAACCGATTGTCGGAGGCGGGGTCGCGGAGGATTAGCGACGGCATGCGCGCGAACTGGGCCGATCCCGAATGGCGCGCGAAGCGATGCGCGCGGCTGTCGGATGGTCAAGTCGCGCGTTACGCGCGCGAGGCGCTCAGTCCCGCCGAGGCAATGCGACGCGCGAACATTAGCGCGTCGATGAACGCGAACCGCGAGGCGTATGTTCTCGTGCCGGGGTGGGTGCCGTCCGATCTGCGCGACGATTATCGCGATTTCACGCGGCTCTACGGCGAGGAAATCGCCGCGCGGGAAATTCGCGCGATGAAGGCGGAGGCGCGGGCGTGAGATGAGCGAGCGGAAGAAATACGACGTCGAGAAATTGCGCGATCTATTGCGCGGCCTCGAAACGGCGGCTGGCGCGGATCGCCGGATGGACTGCGCGCTGCATGATTTTTTCGGGTTTACGAAAGAGGAGCATTGCCGCGATTGGTGTCGGGGGGCTGTTCGGACCGATCTGACGCGCCTCCACTATCTCGCGGCATGGGCGAAGTATTTTACCTCGTCGCGGGACGCCGCGACCGCGTTGCTCGAACGGGTTTTGCCTGGGTGCGGCGTCATCGAAGCGAAGGGGCGTCTTCGGCCCGAAGAGCCGTTATACGGCGCGGTAATTTACGCGGATTTGACCTCGCGTGATGAACTGGGCGCGGCGGAGGGCAATGCGCCCGCGCTAAGTTTATGTCTCGCGATTTTGCGCGCGCTGATCGCGATCGAGGAGGTGGCGTGAGCCAGTTGCTGCGCTACGATGTCGCGCGGGCGGCGCTGGCCGAGGCGCATCGGATCGATGAAGCCAAGGACATTCGCGACAAGGCGGTGGCGCTGCGGGCCTATGCCGCGCAAGCCAAGGATGGCGAGATGATCGGCTGGGCGACCGATATTCGGTTGCGGGCGGAACGGCGCGCCGGCGAGCTGTTGCGCGACATGGCCGAAAAGGGCGAGCGCGATCGCGGACGCGGCGACCGTAGAGCGGAATCGCGGGCTGCTATTCCGCGACTTGCCGATCTCGGCGTCTCTGCTTCGCAATCGTCGCGTTGGCAAAAGCTCGCGGCGTTGGATCAAGACGAATTCGAGGCGCGCGCGGAAAACGCCAAGCGCGAGGCGGTTCGCTCGGTCGACGCGCCGGCGGCTGAGCGCACGCGCGAAAAACAGGAAAAGCGCGAGGCGCGCGAGCGCGAACTGGCGGTCAATCAGCGCGCGTTACCGGAGCGGCGCTATGGCGTGATTCTGGCCGATCCGGAATGGCGGTTCGAGCCATATTCGCGCGTCACCGGCATGGATCGCGCGCCGGAAAATCATTATCCGACGACGGACACCACGGGGATCGCCGCGCGCGATGTCGAATCCATCGCGGCGGATGATTGCGTGCTGTTCCTGTGGGCGACGGCGCCGATGCTGGAAGACGGGCTGCGCGTGCTGCGCGCCTGGGGCTTTCTCTACAAATCGCATTTCATCTGGAACAAGAACCGCATCGGCATGGGCTATTGGAACCGCAACAAGCATGAGTTGTTGCTGGTCGGCGTTCGCGGCGACATTCCCGCGCCAGCGCCCGGAACGCAATGGGATTCGGTGATCGATGCGGCGCTCGGCGAACATTCGGCCAAGCCCGAAGTCTTTCTCGAATTGATCGAAAGCTATTTCCCGAACCTGCCGAAGATCGAACTGAATCGCCGCGGGCCCGCGCGGGTGGGCTGGGATGCGTGGGGGCTTGAGGCGGAATGAGCGTCAGCGTTCGCCATGTTTCGCTGACCGAACAAGCCGGCGCTGTCGATCGCGCTCGGCGCGTGGTCAGCGGCGTCGCGCGGGTTTCGCCGCGCGCGATCGAGCGCGATTATGATTGCGAGGCGCTGGACGCCGCGCTGCGCACGCTCAACTGGCTGCGCGCGCATGAAGGCGAGATACGCGCGGCGATCGCGAGGCCGCGCCGGCCCTCGGACGAAGCGGCGCCCGAGCGCGATCAAGATTTGCCGGAGCGTGAGGAAAAGCGCCGGTTCGACGAAATGCCGCTCGGAACGCAATCGGCGCTGCGGTGTCGCGCCGCGGCATTTCAAAAGTTCATCGGCGCGGGCGATTCGCAAACGGCGGCGGCGGCGGTTCGGCGCGAATGCGGCGTCGACAGCCGCGCGCAATTCGATCGCGACAATGAGGCCGCCAAGCGCTGGCGCGCGTTGGACGGCCGGTTTCGCGCATGGCTGGAGTGCGTCGATGACGCGACGGGAGCGGATGCGCGCGAGGGGGCGACGTGAGCGACGGCGGCGCTAACACTCAGCCGAGAAAGACCGCCAGCGCGCTTGACGAATTAATGGCGATCGTCACGCATCCGGCGTTTCGAATTGGCTTTCTCGACTACCAAGCCGGGCGCGGTCTCGATCACGACGACATCATGCGGCGCGTGCGTGAGGAAACGCCGGCGAGCGCGCTTGAGGGGCGTTGGAGCCCAGACTATTGGGACGCCGAAGATATCGCGTTCGCGCAAATTCGCTACGAGGAAGGCCGGCGCTGCGCCGCCAATGGCGCGCGGTGCAAGAGCTGGAATCACCCGTCTTATCCGCCCGTGCAAGTTCGCCGGCAGATTGAAGGACTGGCGCAAAAGCGCGGTGAAGCGAGGGCGGCGGAATGAGCGCCGCCAAACTCATGCGCGAGCCGGGCGGCGTGGTGCGTTGGGCCGCGCCGATGCGGTGGGACGGCGACGATTATCTGTTGTCGTGGACGTTCGAGGGCGACGCCTGCCGCATCTTCGTCGACGAAGCGACCACGCCGCACGCCCAGGCGCCGCGCGTCGCCGCGCTGATTGGATTTTTGCTGACGTTCATTCAATTGCGCGGCGGCTATTCGTTCGCGCGGCTTTGCGAAAAACCGCCCGGCGCGTTCGCCGCGCATATTTGCGCCGAGATTCAAAAACACATGCGGAGCGCGGGATGAGCAAGCCGAAGTCGAAGCGCGAGCTTCTGCTGATCACGGTCGACGACCCGGAGATTGACGAAATCGCCCGCGGTTCGTCGCTCGCGCCGCGTCGGATCGCGGCGGTCAATTCGCGTGTCGACATCATCGAATATGAATTTCGGCGCGGACGCCTGTCGCGCGAGGCATATCGTTGCGCGCGGGCGCTCGATCATCTGTTCGATCATACCGAAGGCAAGCATACCCGCGTCGTTCCGTTCGAGCCGCGACCAAAATATTTTGCCTCCGGCTCGGACCATAAAATGGCGGCGCGATTCGATGCGGCGGCGCGCTTCGCGCACCTTTTGGAAGCGATCGAAGGCGCGATCGGGGATGATGCGGCGCGGCTGCTTTTTCTGATCATCGGGCGCGGGTTGTCGTTTCGCGCGCTGGTGCGGATGCGGTCGGCGCAAGTCCCGGCGAAACCCGGAAAGGGGCGCGATCGCGAGCGCGAGGCGGCGTTGGTCGGCCGCGAGTTTCGCGCCGCGTTGGAGCGGCTTTCGCAGCGCGATGGTCAATTTGGCAAATCGCTCATCTCATGGAGCGCGGAATGAGCATAGAAGCGCTCAATTGGGCTTTTTCGCGCAAGGAGATTTCGCCGTCGGCGAAGATCGTGCTGCTGTCGCTGGCCAATTTCGCCAATGAACTCGGCGAGAGCTTCCCGTCGCAACGGGTGCTCGGCGAGCAAAGCTGCCAGTCCGAGGACAGCGTGCAGCGGCGAATAAGGGAGCTTTCCGACCAAGACTATCTTTTCCGCGTCAAGCGTAAAACCCCGCAAGGGACAAGATTAACCGACCTCTATATTTTGCTGTTCGACGCCAAGTCGCGCGCCCATGCAATCGCGCATGGCTGGCAATCCGGCGCGGTCGCCGACTGTTCGTTAGAAAGAACGGATGGCGAGAACGCCCAGGTTGGCGAGAACAGCCATGCCGCAGATTGCGGTATGGCTGGCGAGAAACCCGAGGTTGGCGAGAAAAACCATGCCGCAACGGCGACGAAACCATGCCGCAACGGCGACGAAACCATACCGCAACTGTGCGGTGTAGAACCAACAGTTAACCATCAAAGAACCTTTTCTCCCCTACCCCTCAAGCCGTCGGAGCCCGATCGCGTCCTCGAGGGGGGCGCTTCGCTCGAATCGGAGAAACGCGCCGAATCGGCGCTGGCCGCCTGGGAACGGTTCAGGCGGGTGTGGACGTTCGATCCGACCGAACTCCCCGAAGCGGCGCGCCGCGAGTTCTTTCGGCTCTCCAGCGAGGATCGCGACAAGGCGGTCGCCAAGGCCGGCGATTATCTCGGCGAGTGCCGCCGGCGGCTGCGCAAGGTGGCGCACGCCAAGACATGGCTCGCCAATAAGGGCTGGCAGGCGTTCGAGGTCGGGATCGGGCCTAGCGTCGTCGCCAAGGTGACGGGAAGCCAGCGGCGCCCGGACGGGGCCTGGTCGATTTACGAGGGAGGTCCGCAAGCGGCGGCTTGGGCCGATCACCTCGCGAGGATGGGCATGCCGCCGCTGAAATTCATTCGGGGCAACAGCGGGCCGGGGTTCTGTTCGCGTCCGAGCGAATGGCCGCCGCCGGCGGCGCGGGAAAAGGCGGGTTAGGTGTATGGGTGGCTGCGTTTTTCCAAGGGGTTTCGAGGGGCGCAAGATGCGGAAAAATGGCAATCGTGAGAATTGGAAGTGGTTTGTGATCGAGACGTTTCCCGGCAAGGACGAGCTGTTCGATCAGCGGGCGCATGTGATCGGCCTCGTCTCGTTTCGGCCGGTCGAGGTGATTCGCGTCAGGCGCAACGGGGCTTCGTGCCGCGACATCGATCCCGCGACCGGGATGCAGCGCGGCGAGAAGCGGCGCGAGCGCGTCGTGCCGCTGTTCGGCAGATATGTGTTCCTAAACCTTGAAATGACGGAGGAAACGCGCCGCGCGGTGTTGCGGCTTAGCGTCAATGACGTGCCGTTGGCGCGGCGGTGGCTGTGCTACGCCGGAACCGACGAACCGGCGCAAGTGCCGACGGATATTATCGAAATGCTCGATGCGCCGATCTCGCGGGAGCAGGCGGAGGCTGGCGCGGCGTTTTCCTATCGAACTGGGCAGCGCGTTGTAATCGTTATGGGAAGCTTCACGGGCATCGAGGGCGCGGTGAAGGAGTTTGACAAGCGCGGAAATCTGGTCGTAGAAATCGAGTTGCTAGGTCGCGCTACACCACTGCCCCTCAAAGTAGCGCATGTGCGTCCCCGTTCGTCAGAGGCCGAGCCTTCGGCGGGTCGCGCATCGGACAGCCTCCTGAGCCAAACGGCTTAAGCGGGCGGGTGCGAAGCTATTCAGGTTTGCCATCGGGATGGCCCCGGCGCGTGTGGTGACGCGCCGGGGTTTTCGTTTTCGCGGGGCGCGTGGGGCGGGCGGCATGGCTCTCAAGACGCTTGGGCCAAGGCTCTCGGCCGCTCCCCGCTCGCGCATCGCGCGGCTGCCGTCGGAAGGCGGCAAGAACGCGGCGGTCTACCAGTCGCCGGAATGGCGCGCCTTCGTCGGCGAGATCAAGCGCGAACGCGGATGCCGCTGCGAGGATTGCGGCGAGACCGAGGGGCGCATCCAAGGCGACCACATCATCGAAATCGAAGACGGCGGGGCGGTGTTCGACAAGGCCAACGTCCGCCTACGCTGCACCCCCTGCGCCAACCCCAAGACGGCGCGAGAACGCCGCGCAAGAATGGAACATGGGTGACGCCTGTAATCGGCTGACCTCGTGGCGGCCGGCACGTTGATTTATGTCAACGGGGTATGGGGTTAGATTTAGCAAATCGGCAAATTACTGCAATCGGGCACACACCAAGCCAGAGATTTTTTGGGCTTGAAATCCTTGAGAAACTTTTTTGCCGGAGGGGCGGATGGCCAGAGGGGCGCGTAAATCACCGAGCATTTCGCCCGACTGGCTGAAGTCGCGGGTGGCGCGCGCTTTGTGGGCGAAGCTTCACGCCGATCTCGACTCCGCGCGGTTTCTGGCGCGCACGGATCACGCGGCGCTGGGCCGCTATTGCCAGTATCTCGCCGAGTGGATCAGCTTCACCCGCATCCTCGAAAAGGAAGGCATGACCTACGTGACCTCCTCGGAGCATGTCGAGAACATGGTCCGCGCCCGCCCCGAGGTCCGCTTCCGCGACAAGTGCGAGACCAACCTTCAGTCTCTTGAGAACGTGCTCGGCCTCAACCCGCGGTTTCGCTTCGCGCTGACGACCGCGCTGTTGTCGCAGCAGGCCGGGCTCGCCCCTCCGCCCGCCGAGCTACCGCTCGACGCCCCGGCCCAGCCGGGCGACGCCGCGTCGGAGTGGGAGCGCCTGCTCGCCGGCTCCGCGACCGCGCAATGACGGCGCCGCGACGGATCGAGCGGCTCTCCGACGGCGTGACGCTCCACCTCGCCGATTGCCGCGAGATTTTGCCGACGCTCGGCCGCGTCGATGCGGTTGTGACCGACCCGCCTTATGGAATTTCCGCCGTCGCGCGCGGCGAGATCGGATCGGGCGGAAAGCTTCCCTCGCGCAAGTTCGAGCGCTCGGATTGGGACAACCAAACCGCCGATCAAGCCGTCGCCATGGCGATAAAGCTCGCGCGCCACGCGATCATCTTCGGCGGCAATTATTACGCCCTTCCGCCCTCCTCTTGCTGGCTCGTCTGGGACAAGCTCAACACCGGCGACTTCGCCGATTGCGAGCTGGCCTGGACCAATCTTCGCAAGGCCGTCCGCCGCATTCAGTTCCGCTGGAACGGCATGATCCGCCAGAACAACGAACCGCGCGGCGACCATCCGACACAAAAGCCGCTCGGCGTCATGCGCTGGTGCATTCAGCATTTGCCAGATGACGCCCGCACCATCCTCGACCCCTTCATGGGCTCCGGCACGACCGGAGTCGCCGCCGTGTCGCTCGGCCGCAAATTCATCGGGATCGAGATCGAGGAAAAATACTTCGACATCGCCCGCCGCCGGATCGCCGCCGAACTCGCCCGCCCGCGGCTGGACCTCGAACCGCCCGCCGCGCCGCCGAAACAAATCGCGCTGCTGTGACCCGCGCCGCGACCGCCCGCCCCGGAGGCCAGCCCATGACAAGCGCCACGGTCGACGGCGGCCATCTCAAATCCTTCATCGAGCGCATCGAAAAGCTCGAAGAGGAAAAGGGCGCCATCGCCGACGACATCAAGCATGTCTACGGCGAGGCCAAGGGCAACGGCTTCGACCCCAAGATCATGCGCAAGATCGTCTCACTGCGCCGCCAGGACAAGGCCGAGCGCGAGGATGAGGCCGAACTGCTCGGCCTCTATCTCGCGGCGCTCGGCATGTGAGCGCAGCCGGTTCGCCATGCCCTATCGATGGTTCGCCTACGTCCTCCATTCGCTGCGCGCCGATTACGAGCGCGCCGGCTGGACCTTCTCCGCCGAACTCCGCCTGCCGCACGCGCGCTATTCCGTGCTGATGGAATGGACCGGCGAAGGCGATCCGCCCCGGCCATGAACGAGGATTCTCAATGTCAAACGGCACGCTTTACTGCCTTTTCGCGAACGGGCCGACTTGGGACGGCGACATCCCGTCGAAATGCGAGCGCGGCGAGCTTATTGATCGCGGCGAGGCGGTTCGTATCGACGGCTGGACAACGCTCACGCAAAAAGGCCTTGAGGCTAGCCTCGCCTTGGGCTTCGGCGCGCGTAAGGAAAAGCGAGATCGCGATCGCGCGAGGGCGGCGAGCGAGCAGTTCATCCTCGAGAAAGCCATCGATCGGATGGGCTGGGAGGAAATCAACGCCTTCAACGAGCAGCTCGCGCGCGGGCAAGGCGTTTACGAAGACGCTGGCGGATTTTTCCTCCGCGCGATCAAATACCTTTTCGGGATCAAGCCGAAGATAACGGTTCTCACCTATCAGGACGCCGCGCGCGCCCTGCTTAAGGAAGCCGGCGCTAACCTGTCTTCCGGCCTGGCGAAATAAGGCTTCCACGCCGCGACCACGAGCGCAAAAGGCTTCTTATGATCATCGACTCCCTCTGGCGCGCCTTCGCCGCCGAATTCGTCCCGGCCGACATGCCCGACGACGCCCGCGAGTCCGCCAAAACCTGCTTCTACGCCGGCACCGACGCGCTGTTCGCCGAACTCACCACGACGCTCGGCCCCGGCGAACAACCGACCGAGGCCGACATGGCGACGATGGGCTCCATCCAGCAGGAGCTGACGGCCTTCTTCGGCGAAGACGCCCCCGCCCCCGCCACCCCGCACTAAATGCCCCCCTGGTCGTTCGCCGTCCCCGACTGGGAATCCCGCATCCGGCAGGGAAAGCCCCTCCTCCCGGACCTCCCGCTCTTTCCCGACCAGGTGGAGCAAGCCCGCGGCGTCTTCAACCGCCTGCGCCTCGGCGACGTGCCGGGCAAGCCGACGATGGAGCAGGCCTGCGGCGAATGGTTCCGCGATTTCGCGCTGGCCGTGCTCGCCAGCGTCGATCCCGCCACCGGCCGCCGCATGGTCCCCGAGGCCTTCCTCGTGGTCCCCAAAAAGAACAGCAAGACCACCGGCGGCGCGCTGCTGATGCTGACCGCGCTGCTCGCCAACCGCCGCCCCAACGCCGAATTTCAGTTGATCGCGCCGACGCAGCTCATCGCGGAGCTGGCCTTCTCCCAGGTGCTCGGCGCGATCTCCGCCGACGCCTATCTGGCGAAAATGCTGCATGTGCAGGTCCACAAGAAGCAGATCACCGATCCGCGCACGCTGGCCTATCTGCGCATCAAGAGCTTCGACCCCAAGATCCTGACCGGCACGCGCTCCGCCGGCACGCTGCTCGACGAAGTGCATCTGCTCGGCAATGAGCACGAGGCCGATCGCGTCGTGCGCCAGTTGCGCGGCGGCATGATCAGCCAGCCCGAGGCGTTCTTCGTGATGATCACCACGCAAAGCGAGCGCCCGCCGGCCGGCGTGTTCAAATCGGAACTGGCCCGCGCCCGCGACGTGCGCGACGGCAAGCGCGACGAGGCCATGCTCGCCGTGCTCTACGAATTTCCCGACGCGATCCGAACGGCCCGCAAGGATCGCGAAGGCGTCTACGGCTGGGAAGACCCAAAACTGTGGCCGATGGTCACGCCGAACCTCAACCGCTCGATCTCGATCGGCGCGCTGATCTCGCTCTACAAAAAGGCCAAGGGCGACGGCGAAAGCGAACTGATCGGCTGGGCCTCGCAGCATCTCAACATAGAGGTCGGCCAGCAGCTCCGCGCCGACCGCTGGGCCGGCGCCGATCTGTGGCAAGGCGCGATCGACAAAAAGCTCGCCAGCCTCGACGATCTGCTCGAGCGCTGCGAGGTCGTCACGATCGGCATGGACGGCGGCGGCCTCAACGATCTGTTGTCGCTCGCCGTGATCGGCCGCGAGCGCGGTGACGGCGACGTGTTCCGCCGCCGCTGGCTCTGCTGGACGCATAGCTGGGCCTATACTTCCGTGCTTGAGCAAAACAAGCAGGAAGAACCCAAGCTGCGCGACTTCGAAAAAGCCGGCGAACTGACCATCTTCGACCAGATGGGCGACGACATCGACGAACTGACGCAAATCGTCGTGAAGATCCACGAAACCGGCCTGCTCAGCCAGGTCGGCGCCGACGCCGCCGGGGTCGGCAGTTTCGTCGATTCGATCTACGCGGCGATCTTCGGCGGCGACCAGCCGCCGGAAGACGAAGACGCGCTGGTCGTCGCGGTGCCGCAAGGCTACCAGCTCCAGCAGGCCAGCAAGACCTGCGAGCGCCGCCTCGCCGATCGCCGCCTGCTGCACGGCGGCCAGGGCATCATGACCTGGGCGGTCGGCAACGCCAAAACCGAAATGCGGGGCAACGCCATGTATATCACCAAGGCGGTTTCGGGCTCCGCCAAGATCGACCCGCTAATGGCGCTGTTCGACGCGGCCTTCCTAATGGCCCGCAACCCGCAGACGAAGAGCGCGCAATCCGTCTACGTCGAAAAGGACATCCTCGTCCTGCGAATGGGCGCTTAAGCATGGCCTGGCCCTGGTCGCGCAAGACGTCGAAGGAAACCCTCCCCGCCGAGACGAAATCCTCGGCGGGAACGCCGGCGCAAGGCTTCCTGCCCTATCTCGGCACGATGCCCTCCACCGCCGGCACGCTGATCAACCAAGCGACGGCGATGGGCGTCGCGGCGCTGTTCGCCTGCGTGACGATCCGCTCGGAAGACGTCGCGCGCTGCCGCCCGAGCCTCTACCGCCCGACGCCGGACGGCTCCCGCGAGAAAATCACCGACCATCCGGTCGCCAAGCTGTTCCTGCGCCCCAACCGGTTGCAGACCTGGTTTGAATTCGTCGAGCAGATGCACGCCGGTCTGCTGCTGCGCGGCAACGCCTATGCGGTCATCCTGCGCGACAAGCGCGGCGTGCCGACCGAACTGATCCCGGTCAATCCCGACGCGGTGATGGTGCTGGAAGCCGCCGACGGCTCGATCTTCTACAACGTCAACCGGGTCGGCCTGTTCCAGATCGCGGTGCTGCGCGATTTCCCGGTCCAGATCGCCGAGGAGGATATGTTCGCGCTGCGCGGCCTGGCGTTCAACGCGACGGTCGGCGCCAATCGCCTGGGGCTGGCCCGCGATTCGGTCGGCCTCGCCATCGCGATCGACCAACAGGCCGCGCGCTGGATGGGCAACGGCGCGCGTCCCAGCTTCGTGCTGGAGGTCGCCAAGAAACTCACGACCGATGTCGCGACACGGCTCAAGGAGCAGTTTAACAACCTGTTCTCCGGGATTCAAAACACCGGCGCGACACTGGTGCTGGAAGATGGCCTGACCGCCAAGCCGCTGTCGATCAATTCGGTCGATCTGCAATTCATCGAACAAAAGAAGCTGTCGGCGCTCGACATCTGCCGCTGGTTCCGCATGCCGCCACACAAGGCCGGCATTCCCGACGCCGGCTCAAAGCTCAACCAGGTCCAGGCCGACGCCGATTACGTCAACAACACGATCTGCCCGGACCTGGAGCGCTGGGAACAAAAGTTCATGCGCTGCTTCGATCTCGACGCCGAAGGGCTGGAGGTCGATTTCGACGAAGACAGGCTGCTGCGCGCCGACATCATGACCCGCGTCACGATCGGCCGAATGGAAATCATGTCCGGCATGAAATCGCCGGAAGAATTCCGCCTGTCGGAAAACCTTCCGCCGGAACCCAAGGTCGGCAAGCTGATGTTCCCGACCAACCTCTCGGCGCTCGGCTCCGACATGACCGGAATCGGCGCGGAAGGCGGCGGCAGGCCGGAAGGCTCGACCGAGGACGCGCCACCGGATGCGCTGGCGCAGCCGCAAATCTGACGCCGCGCGCCCGGACCGCGAGCCTTCAGGCTCGCCCAAGCCCACCGGAAAGCAAGCCATGCCGATCATTGTTCCCGCAGGCCTGTTCTTTCAGGTCCAAGTCGCCAACCGGCCATTGAAGGGCGGTTATAGACCGCCTAACGGCAAGCGCGTGAGACGTCGGCTTTGGGGAAAGCTCAGGCGCGAAACTTACCTTCGCGTCATGCCGAAACAGATGAAGCGCGGCGGCGTCATCAAGACGAGAGATGTCATTTGCCAACGCCAAATCCCGTTGAACTAGGGCGACCCATGACCATGAAGCGCAAATACATCTCCGGCGCGACGCTGCCCGACGCCACGCTCGGCGACCGGCAAATCCGCGTCATCGCCTCGACCCCGACCCCGGATCGGGTCAAGGACGTGATGGTCGCCCAGGGCTGCATCCTCGAGAATTACGCCCGCAATCCAATCGTGCTGGCGCAGCACGATCCCGACCACCCGATCGGCACGGCCAAGGCGGCCGTCGCCGGCGAGCAGATCGAGGCGCTGATCACCTTCGCGCCGCTCGGCGCCAGCAAGAAAGCCGACGAATATTGCGCGCTGGCCAAGGCCGGCGTCATCAGCACCGTCTCCATCGGCTACGAGCCGATCGAGGCCGAGCCGATCAAGGGCGGCGGCTACAGGATCAGCTCGTGGGAGCTGCTCGAACTCTCGCTCGTTTCCGTCCCCTGCAACCCGGAGGCCGTTGTGACGCAACGCTCGCTCGCCAAGGCGGACACCGCCGAAAAATGGAAAGTCGGCGCGTCGCGCAATCTCCCGATCGACATGGATACGGCATGGGACGGCCCGGCGGCGGAAGCCTCGATCTTCGACCATTGCGACTTCGATGGCGACGACCCCGATGTGACCCTCGCCCGCAAGGGCTTCCTCGTCTACGACGCCGCCAATCCCAAGCTGAAGGGCTCCTACAAGCTGCCCTTCGCCAAGGCAGTCGACGGCCGTCTGACCGCGCTCGCCAGCGGCATTCGCGCCGCGGCGTCGCGCTTGCCCCAAAGCGATCTCCCCGACGACGTTCAAGAAAAGGCCCGCGCCGTCATCGATCATTACGAGGAAAAGATGAAAGACAAATCGGCGCTCGCCATCAGAACCAAAGCCAACGCCGTCTTCGCGCGCAAAGACCTCTACGACGCCTCGCAACTCGCCTATCTCCTCCAGGGCCTGGCGTCGCTGGCGTTCGGCGCGGATTGGGAGCGCGAATATGAGGGCGACGACAGCCCGCTTCCTGAAATGCTCGCCGAAATCGCCCGCTCCGCCGGCGAAGCGCTGATCGCGATGACCGAGGAAGAAACCCGCGAAGTCATCGCCAAGCTGCCCGGCGCGGCCGCCGACGGCCAAAAGGCCTATGCCGGCAAGAGCGGCCCGCTCCGCCTGCTGCGCGCCGCCGCGGCCAAATCCGGCGCGATCTTCTCGGCCGCGAGCAAGACGGCGATCGGCGAGGGGCTCGACCAGATCAAGGACGGCCACAAGGCCGCCGACGGCCATGTCGACGACGCCATGAAATGCCACAAGGCCATCAAGGCCGTGGTCGGCAAGTGCAAGGCGCTGCACAAGGCGATGGGCGAGAACGAAGCCATCTCCGACCTCGCCGCCGAAGGGCTGGCCGAAATCCAAAAGAACTACGACGCGGTTGACGGCCATCTCGACGACATGCGCGCCCATCACGGCGCCGCGCAGGACGGTCTCGACGACGTGAAAGCCGGCCACAAGCAAATCAAGTCGCTGGTGATGGACACTGCGACCGACTCGCCCGAAGCCAGCGGCGCCAACGCCGCGTCCTTCGCCGCGCCCTCCGCCAAGAGCTTTCGCGATCGCGAGATCGAGGTTCTCAGGTTGGCGGCCGACGCCGCTTAAAGTTCAAGCGGCGGCGGGAATAGAGACCCGCGCTCTGGGGCTACAAACGGTCGCGATGCGGTAGACCGGCCTGGAGGCTTCGCAAACTATGCCGCGGCGTGCGCGAAAGCCGGATACATCTCGGCCTGCTTGATTGTCATTCTTCGAATTCCCGCGCGACATGCGCGGGCGCCCATAACCGCCTTGGGCAAGCAGACACGCGCGTCGTGAGACGCCCGATCCCTAGCCGCTCGTCGTGAGACGCCGGCGCAGAAGGACTCCTCCAGATGGAAAAAATCCACCTTCTAAAGGCGGAGCGCGAGACCGCGCGCGACGCGATGAATGCGATCATCGAAAAGATGGTCGAATTGAACAATGGCAAGTCGTTCGGCACCGAAGAGAAGGCCTCTTACGACGGCTTGAAAAAGCAGGTGGAAGCGAAATCCGCCGAAATCAAGCGCATCGACGGCGACATCGCTCGCATCAACGAGGTCAACGCCTTCAAGGCTGCGTCCGCGCAGCCCGCGCCGGGACAAGACGAAACGCTCCCCGCGACCGTCGAGACCGACAAATACGTCAAGGACAAGTCGCTGCTGCTCGGCGCCTTCGCCAAGACGATCGGCCTCGCCGGCGGCGACATCTTCAACGCCAGCGCGCGCGCCAAGATGATCTATGGCGAGAGCCATCCGGTCACCAAGTCCTTCATGGCGGCGACCTCGCAAAAGGCGCTGGTCATGGCGTCGGGCGCGTCCGGCGGCTTCATCGTTCCGCCCGACGTGATGACCGAGATCATCGAACTGCTGCGCGCCAAGGCGGTGGTTCGCGCCGCCGGACCGCGCAACATCCCGATGCCGCGCGGCACGATGACGCTGCCCGGCCAGGCCAGCGCCGCCACCGCGACCTATGGCACGGAGACAGGCTCGATCGGCGCGTCGCAGCAGACGCTGCGCCAGATCGTCGCGACCTACAAGAAGCTCAGCGCATTGGTGCCGGTCTCCAACGACATGATGCGCTACGCCGACCCGGCCGTCGACGCCTTCGTGCGCGACGACATCGTGAAAGTCATGGCGCTGCGCGAGGATCTGGCCTTCCTGATCGGCGACGGCACGCAAAGCACGCCGCGCGGCTTCCTCAGCTTCGCCAATACCTGGGTCGGATTTAACGGCGGCACGATCGGATCGTGGAGCACGACCGCCAATTCGGTTTACGCCGTCAACGCCGCCGACCCCGCCAACACCACCGGCGGCAATTTCATCACGTCGAACGCGACAGTCAGTCTCGTCAACACGGCGAACGAACTCGGCGGCGCGGTCAATCGGCTCGACACCGCCAAGGTCCCGGAAGACAAGCGCTGCTGGTTCTTCCATCCGCGCATCTACAACTACCTCTATAACCTGATCAACTCGCTCGGCCTTTACGTCTACCGCGACGAATTGGACGAGGGGAAACTGCTCGGCTATCCGTTCCGCAAGACGACGCAAATCCCGACGACCTATTGGGACAGCGCCGGCTCGGTCAAGACGCAGACCTTCATCTTCCTCGCGGAAATGACCGAGGCGATGATTCTCGACTCGATGCAGCTCGAACTCGCCGTGTCGCGCGAGGGCAGCTATGTCGATTCGACCGGCGCGACCGTTTCGGCGTTCCAGAGCGACCAGACCATCATTCGCGCGATCGCCGAACATGACTTCCAGCTTCGCCACGACCAATCCGTCGCGGTGATTCAGGGCGTCGCCTGGGCGCCGGCGATCTCCTAATCCATGACGCGGCGCGCGTGACGCGTCGCGCTCCCACCCCACATTCGAAAGGGCCACTCCGATGGCTGATATCGTAACGCAGAAAAATATCGTCGCGATGATCGACGTGGTTCGCGCCAGCGCCGCCGCCTCGGCCGTCGCCGCCGGCTCGGGCGACGCGACGACCACGACCGGCGCGACGATCGACCGCATGGGCTATGGCGGCTCCATGCCGAGCAGCGCCCTGTTCTCGGTCATTTACGACGCCACGCTGGCGAGCGGCAAGACGCTCTCGATTGGCTACGCCGTCCAGCATTCCCCGGACAATTCGTCCTGGGCGGACTATCAAACCGCGACTTACGCCGTGGTCGCGACCGGCGCCTCTGGCGGCTCGGTCGCCGCCGGCGAATTCAACGTCGCGGTCAATCTGAACAACGCCAATCGCTACGTGCGCATCAACTACAACCCGGATCTGAACGCCTCGGGCACGGACACCAATGTCACGCGCGCCGTGGCGGCCATCGCCGGCTTCGACCGCCTGCCGGCCTCGAACGCTTGATTTACTCCCCCCAAACTCCCGGCGACGCCTCGGCGCCGCCGGCTCTTTCCGAGCCGCAGGCCGAGCGCATGCTCCGCGCGCGCGGAAAATCGCTGTTCATCGCGACGCCGGTGGCGCGCAATCCGGTTCGGCAATATACGCTGGCGCTGCTCGATACGATGCTGCTGCTGGAGCGACTCCAAATCCGTTCGTGCCTTCGCTGGGTCGTCGGCAACTCCAACCTTCCCGCCGCCAGGAACGAACTCGCCGCCGAATTTCTCGCGAGCGAATTTTCCGATTTATTGTGGATCGATGACGACATGGGCTGGAAGGCCGGCGATGTCGTCCGCCTGCTCGCGTCCGACAAGGATCTGATCGGCGGCGTCGGCCGCAAGAAGACCGCGACGCTGGACGCCAGAGCCGAGACATGGTGTTGCCGCTTCCTGCCGGACGCGGATTTGCGGCAAGACGAAATGGGCGCGGTCGAGGTGCTCGGCGTCGGGACCGGCTTCGCCAAGGTCTCGCGGCGCGTGTTCGAGACCATCGCGACGGCTCACCCGGAACTAAAGCGCCCCGCGCCAGACAGCATGTCGCCCGCCGCGCGCGAGAAGATGCACAGGTTTTTCCATTTCCTCGACGACGGCTCGCGCTCGGTCAGCGAGGATTTCGCCTTTTGCGAACTCTGGCGCTCGCTCGGCGGGACGATCTGGGCCGATCCGACCATCGAACTGGTCCACGTCGGCGACAAGGAATTCACCGGCTCGTTTTCCGTGCTGCTACAGCCGGCGGCCCAACAGGAGTCAACGCGATGAAGGGCGTCGAATTCACCAGGGACATGCGGCCCTACGCGCGCGGCGCGACCGCGCTGCTGCCCGACGCGCTGGCGACGCGGATCATCGCCGAGGGCGCGGCCAAGCCCTACGCCTTCCCGGAACAGCCGTTCGCGCATGGCGCGGTCGCGCAGGCCCCGGCGCCGGAGCCCGACGCTCTCGCGCATGGCTACAAGACCAAGCGGGCGCGCTGATGCTGGGCTTTGGCTTCGGCGCGGGAACGGGCTCGAAATATGAGATCGTCACGACCGTTCTCGACGAGCCGAAAAGCTATGCGCTGACCGACCTCGCGACCGTCAAGCAGGAACTCAATCTCGTCACGACCGACGCTAACCGCGACGCGGTTCTGGCCCGCTACATCGAGGCCTGCTCGGGCGCGATCCAAACCTATTGCAACCGCGTCTTTGCGATCAAATCGGTTCAGGATGAAATCAGGCCGCCGCGCGAGGGCGATCTTCCAACCGCCGTCGCCGGGGTCGACCCGCTGCAGCTCTCGAACTGGCCCGTCGTCACCTCGTCGCCGCCGACCGCGCTCTCCGTCATCGAAGGCCATGACACGGCCCTGACGCTCGGCGAAGATTTCGAACTCGACGCGAGGCGCGGCAGGCTGATCCGGCTCAACTTGCACCGACCGTGCCGCTGGTATGACAAGACCATCGTCCAATACTCCGCCGGCTACGCCACCCTCCCCGCCGATGTCGTCGACGCCTGCATCGACTTCGTGAAGTTCCGCTATTTCGCGCGGATGCGCGATCCCTCGCTCAAGAGCGAAAACGTCGTCGGCGTCTATGAGGCGAGCTACCTTTGGGGAACAGGCCCCGGCGGTCCCGACGACATGCCGGCGACCGTCGCCGGCAAGATCGACCGCTACCGCGTCCCGGTCATTGGCTGAAAAGTTTTTGGGGTGAGATCATGAACAGTCCAGGGGCGATTCAGCTCACCTATCAGGGCAAGGCCTTCAGCATCGTCGGCGCGGGAACCTTCGTCGGCGATTGGATTCTCGGCCTCGACGGCATGCTTTCCGCCAGCCTGCAGGCGCAGTTCCAATATGGCTCCGGCGGCGCCTCGGTCATCGTCTACTTCCAGACCAGCTTCGACCAGGGCCAAACCCCGGTCGACATCGCCGCCTTCGCATTCACGACCGCGAGCGCGACCGAGGTCGCCAACCTGTCCGGGCTCACGACGCGCGCGATCCCCGCCGCGCCGACGCAGCAGGCGCTCAGCCCCGGATCGTGCAACGACGGGCTGCTCGGCGACCGTCTGCGTGTCGTCGTCGTCGTCACGGGAACCTACGGCCAATCGACGCTGCTCAACGCTACGGCCTGCGTCCGTTGACCGACTCCAATATGCAATCGGCCTATCGGCGCTCGATCCAGCGCACAGGCGAACTGGTGACGTTCCGCCGCATCTCCGGCACCGCTCCGCGCACGGTCAGCTTCGAGGCCGAGGTTTCGGCCAATGTCCAAAGCTATTCGCCGGATACGGTCGAGCCGTCCGAGGCCGGCTACCCCTCCTCGCAGCTCGGCGGCATCACGCAGAGCGACCGCAAGGTGATTGTTATCGCGGAAGACCTCGCGGCCAAGCGCTTCCCGCTGCCGCCGCAAAAGAACGACAAGATCGTGCTGGCCAACGGCGAAGTGCTCAACGTGACCGGGGTCGACGAACACAAGCGCCAGCTCGCCGGCGCGATCGAGCTGACGGCGGCGGGGATAAAATGACCACCATCACCATCGAATCCAACAACGACAACGCGGTCGCGCGGCTGGGCGAGATCACGCCGCGCGTGCGCGCCGCCGTGGCCGATGTCGTCGGCGTGCTGCAAGCCGAGCTGGTCGACATCGTGCGGGCGCGCGCGCCGGTTCGCACCGGGGCTTACCGCGACAGCATCAAGGGCGGCGTCGCCGACAGCGCCACGGGCTCCATCGCCCGCGTCGCGGCGGAGCCGGGCGGCGCGGGGTCCACCGGTTCGCGCAAGACGTTTTACGCGCCGTGGATCGAATATGGCGCGACCATCCCGGCGCACGACATCGCCCCCGCCGGCAAGATCATGAAGTTCAACGGCGGCGCCGGCGACGTGTTCCGCCGGGCCGTCCATTCGCCCGGCGGCAAGATCAAGGCGCAGGAAATCATTCACGGCGCGTTCGAGGAGAAACGCGGCGATATCGTCGCGCGGATCAAGGCCGCCGCGCTGGGGAAGGTCTGATGGCGTCGCGCGAGACGATCATCACCGCGCTGTTTACGAAGCTCGCCGCGTCCGGCGATTTCGTCACGACGGGCCGGCGCAACCGCGACCCCGAGTCGATCCCGTCCAACCAGACGCCGGCGCTGATGCTGGTCGAACATTCGGAAAAATACGCAGTCCCGTCGCCGAGCCTGCCGGTCAAGCGCACGATCAATCTGCGCGCGATCCTCTACACCGATGTCGGCGACGACGACAACGCGATCCCGGCGATGGTCGTCAACAATCTGCTGGATGGCGTCGACGCGGCGCTTGTCCCGGACGATCCGACCTCGCAGCGCTGCACGCTCGGCGGCCTCGCCTATTCGGTCAAGATCGACGGCGATGTCATCAAGGCGCCCGGCGACGTGACCGGCAAGGGCCTCGCTATCGTGCCGCTGCAAATCCTGATTCCCTAAGCAGACGTTGCGTCGGCGGAGATTAGCCTCGCCGCCGCCGCGACCGGGGTGGCGTTCCTAAGCCGCTCGCCGCCCCGACAAACGCCCCGCCCCTAAACGCCTACCCTGTCGCGCGGAGAAGGTCTCCGGCGCATTAAGGAGCCCTGGATCATGGCAAGCCCCAACTCTCTCGCTTTCGGCTCCGGCGTTATGGTCGGCACGCCCTCCGGCGGCGCGCCGGTCCAGTTCGGCACGTTGCAGGAATGCTCGGTCGATTTTTCGTTCTCGACCAAACCGCTGATGGGGCAGTTTCAGTTCCCCGTCGCGGTGGCGCGCGGCGCCGGCAAGATCACGGGCTCCGCCAAATTCGCCAATATCGACGGAGCCGTTTTCAACGAGATTTTCTTCGGCCTGACCGGATCGACCGGGCAAAAGCTGGTGTCTTACAACGAGCCCGGATCGATTCCCGCCGTTTCCACCTACACGATCACCGTCGCGCAATCGGCGCATTTCGACGAAGACCTTGGCGTGCAATACGCTTCCTCCGGGCTGCGCCTGCTCCAGGTCGCGAGCGGTCCGACGGTCGGGCAGTATTCGGTCAATCAATCGACCGGCGTTTACACCTTCGCCGCCGCCGACGAAGGCAAGGCGGTGTTGATCAGCTATTCCTACACAACGACGGCGAGCGGCCTGAATACCGTCATCACCAATAAGCTGATGGGAATTTCGCCGAATTTCCAGATCGATTTCTATAATTCGAACCCCAACATCGCCGGCGCGCAATGGTCGCTGCGGCTCTATGCCTGCATGTCGTCGAAGCTGACGCTGGCGAGCAAGCTGGAAGACTTCACCATCCCCGAGATGGGCTTCGAAGCCTTCGCCAACGCCGCGAACAACATCGGCGAAATCAACACGGCGTATTGAGCCGCCCGCAACGCCATAAGGAGCCCCCATGGCGCAAAAGACCTATGCGGCGGACCCGTCGCTCGATTACGCCGGCTGTCCCGTCGTCATGCTGGCCGGGCGCGAATGGTTCGTGCCGACGCTGGCGATGCGCCAGTCGCGCGTCGTCGTGCCGGCGCTGATGCGGCTGATGCCGGTGCTGTCGGAAATGCGGGGCGGCGACGCTTCCGCGATGGCGCGGATGTCGGAGCAGGATTTCGAGAACATCATCGCCATCGTCCACGCCGCGCTGACGCGGGCCTATCCGGCGCTGACGCGCGACGAATTTCTCGATCTGCCGGCCTCGACGGCCGATCTGGTCGCGGCGATCGCCGTCGTCATGCGCCAGACCGGCTTCTTCAAGCCGGCGGAGGACGCTGCGCCGGGGGAACAGGCGGGGGAGACGACGAACCGTTCGACGGCTCCCCAGCCGCTTTCGACCGAATCATAGCCCATTACTGCCAGTCGTCGGGCGAGGCGTGGACCGACGGCCTCGAGGCTTCGTTGACCTTCCCCAGGATGCTCGCGCGCATGGCCTATTGGCGCGAGTTTCCGCCGACGCATCTGCTAGTCCGCAACATCGCGATCTGGGCCGGCGCGTTCAAGCCGGCGAGCCGCGCGGTCGATCCGAAAAAGGCCCAGGCCGAAAACGACGCGAAGCTGCGAGCGATGTTCCCCACGGGGAAGATTTAGCCGCGCGGAAAGGGTGATCAATGTCCGAGAGCGCTGTAGTCGTTCGATTCGGGGGCGACGCCGCGGGGCTTGACGCCGCTGTTGCCGTCGCGAAAGCCCAACTCGCGGCGTTTAACACCGAGGTGCGCAAGCTCGCCAAGGAGGCGGTGGCGTCGGGCGGATCGGTCAACGACAATCTGTCGAAGGCGCTGCGCGAGGCGTCGGCCGGCGCGGCGGGCATGCAGAAAGAGTTGAAGTCGCTTTCGGCGAAGCCGATTAACGAGGTCGAAGGCGCCGCGAAGAATTTCAACAAACAACTCGACAAGATTGGCGAGTTCGCGTGGAACAACACGAGCCTTTCCGGCAACACGATCGAACGAGTCGTCAACCCGCTCAAGGGTTTGACCAACGCAATCGGCGTCGTGCCAACGATCGCTCTCG